TAGGAAGACCCATGATGGTAGTAAGACGATTATGAAAAATACGAGGGAAGCACTTTTCATTTCGGATTATATAAGTATAGGGCGATGATTACTACTGCTTGCAGGGCAAGTCCAGTTAGTAGTATCATTATATCAGACATTAGGGTTCATCGCTAGTAAAGATATAACGAAAATCAGACAAAGGCATACAACCTCTGTCTGTTCTCGTAGTTTATGTAGTTTATGCTTATGCATCAACCAGCAGATGATAGTATTATCAAAAACGGTAACGCAAATGGAAGAGTCATCAGCACTAGAAATTCGATAGCGTCACAGATTTTACAAACGAATTTGTTATCTGAAACTTCTCTAGCTTTTCGTACCATGCTCTTTGCAAAATATATTGCTGTGGACATGGTTTTCCTTTAAGTTTATTATAAGTTCTGTGTATAACCTGCTATAACGGTGGTTTATACGCATGTATTTAGACAATTCAAAAACCTAATGAATCGTCCTATCATCTTCCTCATCAAATAATTCGAAATCTTCTTCGAACTCATCGTAGTTTTCGTCTGATAATGAAGTCATTACTTTGTTTAAGTATTGTCTTTGAATTTCATGATTATCAATCTTCTTATTAGTAAGAGGGATTGTTCCTTGTTCCACCATCTCTAACCATCTAGATGAAGCTTCATCGTAGAATGGGATGAACTGTTCGTTCATACTACTCCTGTGTATTACTTGGTCGGATGGAATCAATACGATAGAGTCTTCACTTAAAGGTGCATACGGATAGAATGTAGCAAGAGTTTGTATACCGTTTTGCACGGTGAGTTGGCATATCATAGGTAGGGTTATATGTAAACCTTCCGCTGACTCTCTAACCATACCGACGAGCTCACTACCTGTCTTAAGTTTTACAACTTCGTATTTCTGTGGTATTAGTTCTGATGGTCGTGTCATTTTAAATCAAATTGCCTTATCTCGTATGAAAAGTTCTCTTCGTTGTATATATTTATACGTTCTTTAAGGTGATTAAGCGTATGATTTTCACATTGTAGGTCATCTGATATATCAAATAACTTCATACTATTTTTTCCCTCTGCTTTACGAAGACCCCTTCCAATAGATTGTAGGTTTCTGATTCTCGATTTTGATGGTGATGCAAAGACGATGTTGTCTATGCGTTTGATGTTGACACCTGTAGAGAAGGTGCCGTATGATGCTAGTATGACATTGTCGTTTGCCTTTTCTACATAGGCTCTTACTGCTTCACGGTCTACAACATCTGTACCACCGTAAACATAATGAAGTTTGTCACCCAATCTCTTGTGCATTTTTGCATGTAGAATAGTTCCGTGTTTCTCAACAAACTGGAACAACACTAGGGTGTTACCTTTTAAACTGTAGACTAGATTGCATAGGAAATCATTACGCATTTCATTTGAAACTAGATAATCCATCTCATCTTGATAGGACATTTTCTTCTGTTTAGTATGACGTAGTATGACACAATCTATAGAAAGATTAGCAATCGTTCCCGAATCCATTAACTCTTTAGTACTGATAACTTTCTTAACGGGCCCAAACAAACCTTCCAGTTGTAGTCTGTGTACTTCTGTACCGTCCAGTGTACCAGTGCAACCAATTCTTATGGCAGTCTTCTTCATCTTCTCAAGAATACCTTTTAATACATTTGCTTTGAATAGGTGTGCTTCATCCCCGACAACCATATCAAAAGACTCCATAACTTCTTTCGGTGCTTTACTGAACGACTGCCATGTCGTAACTGTGATAGGTGCGTCAAACACGGGCTGTTTAGAATATATCTTACAGATAGGTTCGTCGTATCCATAATCTTGAAAATCTTTTGTCATCTGTTCTACTAATGATGTGGTAGGAACAATGATAACTGTCTTGACATCGTAGTATCGTGCTAACATATAAATGATAAGAGACTTACCACTTGCAGTCGGAGACAATAGTAATTGTCTTCCATACTTAACTGCTTCATTGAATGCTTCTAACTGATAGTCTCTAGGTTCAAATGGTAAATTCAAATCCTTAACATTGAATTCTTTTAGTTTATGCTTGTAACCAATGACATCTTGTATACCTTCAAACTCGTATCCTCGTTCTCTGCAGAACTCATCTACGTATGGAAGTAATCCGATATAAATCTTGTGTGTTTTAATTGAAAATAGATAGACCTTACCATCCCACCATTTGTTCTTATAACTTGGCATGAATTTTGCGTTGGGAACGGTGAAGGAGAAATAATCGTGAAGGTCTTTAGCCAAACCGTCATCGCAGTCGACTTTCATGAAACACTCATCTACTTTCGAAACTGTGACTTTCATTTTACTTGTAGGGATATCCGATGAACCAACCCACTAGGGAAGTTCGGCACCCTTGTGTAACTGGAGTTACTTGATGGTGTACAAAAGATGGGAACATTATTAATGACCCCTTTTGTTTAGCAGAGTTAGGAATCTGTCTGTAGTAATCCCTCATGTCTCTTGTGTAATCTGTTGAAGTAAGAGTATCCTTTGCACGGATATCTTCTATCCACTGAAAGTTACCACCTTCATATTCGTCGGGGTCTGTTAACTGAATAGAGAAACTAATCTTTCTTATCATACCACTGTTTGCATATGGCTTATCTGAAGCATCTGTATGCCATGTATAGAAACCACCACGTTGACCTTGTTGTGCATTGTATGTTGTATGTTGTAATGGTTCTAGTTTTTCTAACTCTACATTCCAACCACTTTGTTTCATACCCATTGCAACTGCATCTTCTACTTTAGTCCAAACGTCTCCTAGAACTTTCTTTGCATCTTTATGAATCCATCTTATATCCGATGCTCTTATATTGTCTACAACTTTACCACCGTCTCCACCAGCTGCTCTTTCGGCACCACGGTCTTCGCCGTCGGGGTCTAGGTCAAGTCTTCCACCCTGTCCTACTGCACCCGATTCAAGTGGGTACCCCATTGCCTTGCCGTTGATGAATTCAACTTCATCTGAGGTTAGTAACGAGGGGTAAGACCATAAATAATTTTGAAGGTTCATTCGTGGTCACACATCTTGTCACTTGCATAATTAGTTAATACCGATGGAAAGACTCCATGTATTATCAATGCAAGTGCCATTGTCCATGCATGAAATAGGTGTTGAAAATATCCCATGCCTATTGTCATCAAGTGTCTATTCATTATTGTCCAGCCATAAACTTTCTCCAATCGATTGTGTTCTTAATCGTTTGGTGTCTCCATGTTATGTTTTGCATACATTCCTTAAGGAAGTCTACTGTAACTTTAAGGTACTCAATCTTTGCATTGAGTTCTTGTAAATCGGTATCTGCATTGAAAAAGATTTGCATATCATTCTTCATAATTTTTAAACCATTGAATGGGTCGGGTACCCAACCTAGTTCTTGAATTCTTTCATCGTCCATTTTCCCATTGAACCACAGCCACTTATCTTTGAGTAGAGTGTTATAGGATGTTTGATATTTTTTAAGGACTAGAATCTTATTGGTTAATAAGTCTTGATATTTTGCATGGAGTTTAGGCACCTCTAACGATGCTGTATCCAATTCGATATCATCTATTTCACAGTCATTTGCCCATTGGGCTTTTAGTTCTTCTAAAGTCATAATATATATTATACCACAAAAAGGGGGTTTTAACTAGTGGTTTCTATGTCGTAGTAAGTAAATTTAAACTCTATAGTGGCAACTACTGCCTCTCCGTCTGCACCCGATTCAAATTCTAGACCACTCAAACTGATTGGAAAACAGTCATGGAATCTAAAGAATCTATTGGGTATGTTTTTGTTTGTTGTGGTAATCAAAGTGATGTCTGACATCTCCTTGTCTGTTCCACCTAGGTCGGATGATGTTCCTAGTATAGTTTGTTTAGAGCCCACGTAACTTCCATAGTCTGCTGGGTCTTTGATTGGCACGATTGCATTCATCCAATCATAAACTTCTTTAAAGTTCTGTAAATCTTCATCAACTAAGAAGTCGACTGTTAGATTTTCAAACGTAACCTTGTCGCCTGGGAAATATGCATCCAATCCAACACCCGCTGCAACTGCAATTTCAGTGAACTGCAGGCCTGGAATAGTACACTTCTTAATGTAGTATTCTGTTGTAGGTATCTTATCAATAAGAAGTCTAAAATTATTCTTATTGAGAATTGATTTGTTAATATCAACCATTTATTTTTGCTATCCTTTTAGTAGAAGAGGTGTCGAAGTAATCGTTCTCTCTGTACTCTCTCGTTACTGTGTTCTCACATAGATATCCATCTTGGATATATGTCGTTACGGTCTTCCTAGAGATAACATCTGTTGTCTCCTCACCTTTTGGAAACGTTTCTGCTTCCCATGGGCCCTCTAGAACCTTCACTGTTTTTTTATATAAACTCATAATATTCTCCGTATGTATTTATTTAGGTGTTTCAATATGCCAAAACCTACGGAAGTGGATAAAATTTGGTGGTACTGAACCGAGTGTAGCACTTTGTTTAGGGTTTGTAGGATGTACTTGTTCTGTTTTCCAGTTGTATATGTCTCTTCTATAACATTCATGTTCAGTAATGACAGCAAAAGGTGTGTTCAAATCTTCATCATCGTATCGTGTATAGGTCTTACCTGTCTCGTCTAGGTAGTCTTCTACATGTTTATCATTGAATGAAGCTTCCCACTGGTCAACTCCATTGAATACTCTTTCATTTTTTAACATATGTGCTTCTTGGTTTGGAGCATAGTCAATATAAGAATACTTTTCTTGTCTGAACTTTGGTTCTTCAGTTGGTCGTGCGTTTACTGCACTCTCTAAAAACATCTCACCTGTATGATTGAAGGCTCTTCTTAAGTCATCATAGATGTTCTTAACATGATACAGAGTACCAAAGTGAATAATCAAATCCCACTTCCTGTCATAACTCCATTCTTCATTATGATTGATACACAACTTCTCTGAGTCTGTATCAATTGCATCTAGTAGTTCTTGTCTACCGTCTGCATATGTAACTGTTGCACCTAATTTCTCGAAGTGTCTACCAATTAAACCATGGCAAGTTCCCAACTCTAAGATAGTCTTACCCTTGAACCATTCCTCACCTTTAACTTCTATAACCTTCTTGACTCGGTTTTCAGTTGGAAGGTACATTGTGTCTACTGCGTTAGTAGTTTTATTTGCAAACTTAAAGAACCCTTCAACATTATCTTCATACTTAATCATCTTCATAATAGTATTTATTGCCTTGACAATGCCTAGCTTTTAATGTTATACTATGTACATAATGAAAAAACAAACTATAATTTTTGACGTTGATGGGACTATTGCTGACGTAGAGCATAGAAGATATCACGTTACACAACAACCTACCGACTGGAAATCATTCAAAGAGGCGACTCAATTTGACACTCCTGTACAGTGGGTGTGTGATATTGCAAAGAAACACATTGCCCAAGGTGACGATGTTGCATTCTTCTCTGCAAGAAACGAAGAACAAAGAAGTCTTACTGAAGCACAGATTGCTGAGTGGATTGGTACTGGACACCAAGGTCTTTTCCTTAGACCCGATGGTGACTTCAGACCCGATGAAGTATTCAAGTCCGAACTTGCAGATAAA